AACCGATCCGTCGCCGTCATAACTGGGATCGGGTGAAATACGACATCGCTTGCCTCCCTGGCAAAACTAGTCGGATTGCCGGAAGAGCTTGTTTGACTTCGAAGCATGGTCAAACTTATGCCACTCAGTGGCTTGCCGTTCCAAAAAACTTCTTTAAATTCGATGAAGTCTGATGGTAGCGTTGCGTGTCCTACATCATCCGTCACTACAAAGGCAACTTTTTCGATGGTGGGAATTCTGATGTCATGCACCAATCTATTCTCAGTCATTCGAATAAAGTCTGGGATGTAACTTGATAAATCAGCGCGATTTAACCAGTTCGCAACCCCAGCTTGCAGTTCCGCATAAGTGGATAAGCTCACAACCGACCGCCACCCGTTCTAAGGTAGGCATACTCTGGCGAATTTAGCTTCAATCGCATTCGCCTTCGGTCTTCATCATTTGGAGCCATCACGTTAATGCCTTCTTTCATCCATTCCATCACTACCACACTTGGTATCCTGGCAACGTGTTGCATTTCAGCTTGCTTGGGCTGGTCGGCATAAGCCGACCTGGCCCTTGCATTGCTTTCAAGAATCGGGGCAACGTCTTGTGTGTGCTGAAGAGTGACTTTATCGTCATGCTTACTGTGATGCAGCTTAACCTTCAGTTCATCACTCACTTTTTCTTGCCCTTATTCTTGCTTTTCGCTGCCTTTTTGGCGGCAGCCTTACCCGCTTTTGTGTAAGGGTATTTTCTACCAGATACCCGAGGCATTAAGCAGTTAACGCCGCTACACAACCAGACGCTTTCTCTGATTCACAAACCAAGGTGAGCTCAGTCAACATTTGACGCTTCTCACTGTCGCCTGTTTTCGCCAGGGTGATAGTCTGCATAGGTCGTAGAACCGCTCGACTCCAGTACTCAGTATCAAGACATAGCACCGTGTTTGCGTTTAAGAAACGATTGGGAACAACCGCTGCTTCGCCGCCAAATGGACTAACATAAACGTCTACGAAGTTAACGATTTTAGAGCCGGTGTCGAAGTTTCGATTTCTTCCAGAAGCAGCCGCAAAACCCGCCACGATCGTAGCGTGTGAAGGGGTTACTTGGATCTGATTGACATTACCGCCTTCCTCAAAAGTGGACTGCAGAACGCCGAGCATCAAAGCTTCCGTAAAGGTTCTGTTACTCCCTGCTGTAGAAGTTGTAGAACTCGATATTTGATTTTGTGCTGACTTAAGCTGCCGTGCAGTAGTCGCGTTACCAGCCGTTCCAGCTTGCCCAGCCCCGACGAATGCGTGCTCTATGTCTCGGCGGCATTCTCGGCCTTTAGCGGCGATCTGAAATTGTAATTCTGAAGCGCGACCATATTGCTCGGTGGCTTCCACGGTGCCAGAGGCTTGAACAACCTTGCTAAAAATTTGCGTGTGGTTGGTCTTCATTGTGGTTTGCTCACCCGCGGCCGTGCCAGCATCTGCCCCTTCCACCGCTGCATTGGTTGCAACTGCCGCCAGGGAGAATTCTTGCCACTGGTGAAGTGTTTGAGTCGCCGTGCTAGTACCAATGCTAGACGTAAAAGGCGTTTCCGTGGGGCTAATGTCGTAGATAATATCTTCTACGTCGAGTTTTGCACCCACCTCGTCATATGTTTTAAATGTACCTGAAATTGTAGCCATTACTAAAAATCCTCATCATCTGTTCATCAAGTTCGAAAGAGCATCAACGGCATCACCAATTTTTCCAGAGTCCTTAAGCTTGGCTCTCGATTTACGGTAGGTTTCACTTCTGCCCACCGCTGGGGGTGTCGCTTTTTTGCTCGACAAAGTTTTTTTGCCTTGTGACTTCACTTTTTTGTTAGTCACAGTGGCTGCTCGGTCGTACAACATTGCTTTATGCAAGGCAGATATCACACGATGATCATCAATAAGATTAAATTCTTCCTGGGAAACGCCCAGGCCGCTTACAGCATATTTGCCGATATCGCGGTAGAGATCAGTACCCCAGTTTGGGATTGTGTGTCTTAGAACAGTCTTTGATTCCTCGGCTTTTGCCCTGGCATCTTGAAGGTCTTGTTCTTTCTGCTGCTTGGCCTGGCCTTCGAGCCAATCGTACATTTGTCGTGTTCGATCGTACTCGGCTTTCGCCTGGCTATATTGCTCTGGTGTATCAAGAGCCGCCTTTTCCCAATTTACTCCCGAAAAACGGGACAAATCGGCTCCGGCTGCGTTAAGAAGGGCGTTGAGTGTTGATTCGTAAGTTCTTTTCCTGTCGGCGTTTGACTTACGTTCTTCGGCAATCGCTTGCGTCTTCTTTGTGTAGTCACTCTGCCGCAAGTAACCTAGTTTTGCCTCTTCCAGGGAAACGGATTCCCCATCAATCTGCAAAAGTCCTTCGGTTACAAATTCCGGTTCGGATGCCTCGGTTTGTTCTTCTTCTGAAGAGTCCTCGGTTTGTTCTTCTTCCGGCTGCAGTTCTGTTGTGACTTCTTCGTCGATGATTTCGTCAGAAACCATCTCTTGCTCGACTTCTTGATTTGGATTTTCGGTTTGTTCCTCACCTGGTGAGGAGTCCGGTTGGACCAACGCATTAAGTTTCGCTACTGCGTCTTGAATTGAGTCTCCGGTTGGAGCTTGCTCGGATTCAGACATTTATACACCTCCATGTTACTACGAGTCTGGTTGAGATTGCAACTCTCGGTTGAAATCTGAGATACGGTTAGCAAATTGCTGCACAAATAGTTGTCCCGATTTGAACATCATATAAAGTCTTTCGCGCTCCTCCTTGGCCTCCGGCGGTGTTTGCAAAATCTGATTCATAATGTCAGCGTTCATACTTTCAAACGCTTTATTAAAAATCGGATCCTCGAGCATTCGCTGATTTTGCTCGGCCTCACCCTTCAAATCGACTATGTCATCACTCATTGCTTATTTCCTTTTTTTTAAAAGTTCTTCCTTTTGGTGGCAGCGGCATTGTGGTGTCCTTATCCAGCTTGCCATCCTTCCAGGCTCGATATTCCTCAAAGACCGCTTTTGTCGATCTCTTTTGTTTTTTTCGGGCCTTTACGTTTTTAATGTAGTCTTCGAATTGGCTCATATCTATCCTACTGACACGTTTCTGTTTTGCGTTTTTTCGAGCTCGAGCTCTTTTTCACTCATTTCCATATCGTGATTTGTCTTCTCGGTATCAAGCAATAGTCTTGAATCTTTCTCCTCCTGATCAAACTCCATCTCGGTGGTTTCAAGAATCATCTTGTTTTGCTCTTTAACAACATCGAGCTCTAACTGACCCTCGAGGACCGCTACCTGGCGGGCAGTCATACCGGCCTGGAATTTCTCCATCTCAGCTTGCTTTTGGCTCATTTCAGCTTGCTGCTGCTGGGCCATTTGGGCTTGCTGCTGGGCTTCGGGGCTTGCAGGGTCGAAGAGATAATTGGAGTGCTCCTTAATGCCTAATAACTCAAACGCCCTGGACAAGAGTGCATGACGCTGCTGTGGACCGTAGATGCCGCCGGCCGATGGGTCGTTCGGGTTCATGGTAAATTGTTGATCTAAGGTTAAAAGCCTTTGAGCTTCGGCAGTTTGCTCTTCTGGCGTTAGTGCAACGGCGACTTTCATCTCTGTTCGATGCATCATTTTCTTGGGATCGATTGGCGTAAATTGACCATCGAGCTCGAGCACCTTTTCCTCGTTTTCATATTGCAAAGCAATTCTATAAAGATCGACCAGCAGTGGTGCTAAAAAGTTCTCAGCAAAATTTCGAGCCATCATCATTATGCGACGATTACTCGCGTTCATAAATTGCGTAATAAGGTCGTTAGAGTTTTGCTTGCTTACGACCGTCGAGTCCATGCCTCGAGCCATACGACTCATACCGCTGCGCTGTTCTTTCTCCACCTCGAGATTCTCGATCGCCTGGAACACGGTGCCGGAAAGGTTAGGCATAGAGATAGGACGCACAACCGCTTCGGGGTTAGGTGAGTTTACATCGATGACGGCTCCCACCCGATTGTCCAATAAGTCCCTGGGGTTTTTAACAAGTGCCAGGTTAGCTATGAACCGGCTGGTGTTAGTCATAAAGGTATGATCGACCACACCTCTTTTAAGGCTTGACTGCGTTTTCTGCAGATCAAACAACACATCTGCCAGGCTCATGCCGTGGAAGCGGTGCGATAAAGGGAATGGGGTGAAATACCGGAAAGGCAATTCGCTAACGATTTCGTAATCGAGTAACACTTTCCTAGAGTGAATGCACTTAATATAAACGCACGCTCGTAATTCATCGTCATACTTTTTTAAATAAGACTCATAGACGGTAACGCTCATTCGATCGTGATCGTCATCCAGGTTGGTATCTTTGCGATACTTGTCGATCGCATCGCGCCCCAGGCTGCCATCGTCATGCAAATCGCGCTCATCGTCCATACGATCAACAACATCAGGGTCATAGCCCTCCTCGAGAAGCTCACCCCGAGTTCGACTAGCACGATGAGAACAAAAATCGGCATCTTCCTCGCTGGTCGCCCTGGGCGATATTAAAAAATCCTCGGGGGCTACGACTTCAACGCAGACTTTGCTTTTATCCACACGCCTTTGCAACTCTCCACTAAAGGACCGCTCACTTCCCTCAACCATTTGACCGCTTTGCTGATCCATGACTTCAATACTTGAAGACATTTCTTCAACATTTGATATGACCACATCAGGGCTGCTTGCAAGTACGTTAAAATCTGCTTCAGATAAGTTTTCAAATTCCTCCTCCTCATACATGAAATCTTCTTTGTAATAGCGTTTCACAATGCCGGTCTTCGCAATCAAGCCATCATGCAAAACGTCTTGAATAATTTTGGTGCCTTTGTTCTGCCGATAAAAAATCCAATTGACCAGGGCAGTGGCCGACCTGGCACCCATCTCGTCCTCTGCATTTTGAGGTTCAAATTTGCACACATTTTTATTAGCCGAAAAGGTTTCCATCAGTAAACTTTTTACCGACTCAGTGGCATCGAAAACGTCCATCGAAACGTGCTGGGATCGACCCGCACGCTCGTTACCCATCGGCTGCCCGTAATAGTATTTGTAGCCGTTATCTCGACTCTTACCTATCTCGCTCTCGGCGTAAGAGTCGCACTGAGCGATTCTATTCTCGAGGCTGGTTAATAATTCGTTCTCGTCGATTTCAGAAGTCGTATTCATAACTTGTATGTCCTGTCCTTGAGCCCATCATCTCCATCTCGGACTCGTTTTGTCCGAATCGGGTAACCGATACCGCGGCGTATCGCGTGGCATCCATCAAATCATCAAAATCTTTGTGTATTTTCCCTTTCTTTCTGTGATATCGCCTAAATTCTTCGAACCACTGCGTCAAATTGCTAAAAATTCGTAACCGGCCGGTCCTAAACCGCTCGAGCATTTCCATTAATCCAGGCTCGACGTAGTTGGTGCCGTCAGCGTTAGTGAATTTACCGATCATCAGCACGCCCGCCTCTAAATACATTTCAGCCAGGGTCTTACCGCTCCCCTTCTCCGTCGAATCGCCATCGTGCGGGTAGATCATCGGGATACTTTTTCCTCGAGACTTAATCACTGCAGCGTGGACCGCGGGAATCTCACCCTCCTTCTTATAAGCATCGTAAATATAGATGGTGTCGTTGTCGGGGTTATAGGCTGACCACACAACCGTAGTCGGGTGCGTAATCCCAAAGTCAATCGCACACAATTTTTTGTAATGTTTCGGTATTTCAAAGGGTTCTTCCTTAATAGCCTCTTCGGCTATTGGGAATACCATCCCTTCACCCAAAATAGGCACGCCCCTGGAGCGCATCTCCCTTTGATATTCGGGTATCGCGGCTAAAAGCTGATCTTTTGTCTCATCGGTAATATGTGGTGCGTCTTCCCAGGTGACATTCTGCAAATATTGCCCCTGTTGTGGGTTATCCATGAACTGAGAAACAAGCTCAGTCATCCCGTTTTCTGGTGTCATCGTCGCTACCAGGTAACCGCCTTTTCCATCGTTGCCTGTTGCGGTCCTGGTCAAACACTGAGGATAGATGGTTGGGTCCGTTGGCTCCTCATCGATCCAGATATAGTCCTGGCTTGAACCCATTAAAACGTGCTGGCCCTGGGTGTATGACTTAAAACTTACAATCGAGGTATTTCCGGCTGCGTGCAATATAGCAACGTCCCTGGGGAGTTTAGGAGTCCCCATAGCCGGAGTCACTTGCCTTACAAGCCTTTGAGGTATTAAGCCGGATCCGTCAAATTTGCCTTCGGTGAGATAAACTCCCAAAAGCTCCTTAACAATTACATCCCTTAACTGTTCACCGGACACCCCCAGGCACCATATCTTGGTTGGCCTCGAGAATTTTATGCCCTCCCACCAGGACGGATACAAGCCTGTTAGGTGATAGGCGACCTCGGCAGCCTGAGAGATCGTTTTGCCTACTCGGTTTGCGGCCATGAGCATACGCTGCTTGTTGTTTTTTCCAGCGTTATAAAATGTAGATTGCCAGGGGTAAGGCTGCCACCAGGAAAGCCGGTTAGCCGACTTGTGTTTTTTTACGACAGCAATAGCCTCCGCTAATTTTTGCTGCTTTTCACTAAGCTCGGGTACTTGTTTTTGCGAAACCACTTCTGTCATTTAATTAGCTCAGTGTGTATCGA